ACTTGGCTACATAGCTCAGTTGGTTAGAGCATAGCATTCATAATGCTGGGGTCCGGGGTTCAAGTCCCTGTGTAGCCACCAAACAAAACAAAGGCTTACCTTCGGGTAGGCCTTTGTTGTTTCTGGGTAGTGACTACAAAGTGACTACAGCTTGTCTACAGCCGAAGCTAGCAGCTTCGCAACACCTGCGACCGCACAGCCTCCGAGCAAACCTCGTCAGGATCAGGTACGCGGTAAACGCCTTACCTCACCGCGCCCAATTTTAAGCAAGTCCCCTTGCGCCTCAATCCGTCCTTGCTCAAAAAGACTTACCAGTCGCTGCGAGTAGTAGACATCTGGAATGTCATTGAATCGGCCTTGTGTCTTGATCATGGTTAGCCCCACAACCATTGCGTTCTTGCGCCAGCTTTCTATAACGTTTTCTAAAAGCCCACTATCAATTTCATTTACATCTGACGAAGAAAGCTTACTTACCGCTAACTCCTGAGCCTCGCTCAACGGCGGGTCAATTGTATAAATTTCGCTCACAACTCATCCTTCTAATGGTCACGCGCATTTCCTGGGCGCGCTGCTGATTACCTCGCCTCCACATCCCACAAGGGGAAGCGCCGATTTTTCATAATGCTGGGGGCCGGGGTTCAAGTCCCTGTGTAGCCACCAAACAAAACAAAGGCTTACCTTCGGGTAGGCCTTTGTAGTTTCTGGGTAGTGACTACACCGTGTCTACTTCGGAAGCTCAGCGCTTTCTGCCTTTACTCGTTGCATCAACGCCTCCTCCTTGGCTGCCCAAATTTTCGGCGCGGCATATCCAACCAAAAAAGATAAAGCCCACACCTTCGTGAAATTCGCCGGAGTCTCTAGAGTCATGCCCACGAAATAGAGACCGAATACAAAGCCTAAGATGCCGCCCAACAGCACGCGCAAATAAATCCACACACCTCGGATCTCCTGTAAGTGAGGTGAGGCTAAGCGCATATCGTCATCGTGAGTTGGGGGACCATCGGCAGAGATACTGGCCACAATCACATGAGCCAAGCTCCCGAAAACAGCGCCAACTGTACACGCCAATACCAAGAGCACTTGGTAAAAACTAAAGCCCAAGCCGGAGAAATCCATTTCAAGTTCCTAAACGAATGTTGATAGCTAAACAGTATCAAATTTGCTGTAGCCCATCGCATCTCTAGCTGTCGGCGGATGCCAAGCCCCCAAGCGCAAGCGCGTGTGAACGTGCTGTTTGAACGCCTCAGGATCTAAAGCATTTTTGCGGAGGTGCCTGGTTCGATTACAAAACCGGCACGCGGCAACAATATTTTCGAATGCATCTGAGCCACCATCTTGCCGCGCTTGAAGATGCTCACCCGTACACTGAAAGTGGGCGGCTAGACGAAGAGAGATACTGTATTTCGTGGCAAACCCGGCGATATTGTCCGAGACGCACATTTGAAAGCCGCAATAGAAGCAACGACCCGACTGGGAAACGAAAGCTTTGGTTCGCTGTTTTTTGATGGACGTAGCCATAGGAATCTCCAAAAAATTATTGGGATTCCCAACGGCTACAAAAGCAGACCCCTGGGTACTGATCGGAAAACCGTATCAGCCAAGCACCTGGCTCATATGAGATCAGGCAGCTACACGCTACTGGGCTTTGGCTGATTTGGCAACATTCCGGATTGAGCCAAAGGCGACAAGCGTAACGCCGACTCAAGATGATCAGGTGACAGATGTGCATACCGCATGGTCATCGCGATCGACGAATGCCCCAAGATCCGCTGAAGACTGAGGATGTCACCGCCGCCCATCATGTAATGGCTGGCGAAGGTGTGTCGCAGGATGTGGGTTAACTGGCCGGGTGTGTTGAAGCCGCAGCGCTCATAGGCACCACGGAAGGCAGCACGGCAGGACATGAACAACCGCCCTCCCCCAGGCATCCCCACCTTAAACGCTTCCGCCTCAACCTCTGGCGGGATCGGCACCGAGCGAGACTTACCATTCTTGGTGCGGTGAAAATGCACCTTCCCGCCGTAGATGGCCGAGCGTGTCAGGCTTTCCGCCTCATCCCAGCGAGCGCCAGCAGCCAGGCATATCAGGGCAACCGGGTACGTGTGGTTATTAGTCGATTTGCGGCATTCATTCAGCAATTGGCCGACTTGCTCCAGGGTGAGAAACGACAGCTCCGTTTGGTCGGTCTTGATCTGCCGGATGTTGGCTAGTGGGTTGGTGCCAATCCATGCACCAAGGCGAATTAGCTCGGAAAACACCGCCGACAGGTAGCGCTGTTCATGGTTAACCGTGTGCGGAGAAACGTCTTTAAGGCGGGCTTGCCTGTACCTGGCCCAGGCCAACGAGTCGAACTGCGAAGCCCTAGGATTCCCCAAACGTTCCACCACTGCCTGAGTGCGAGCAAGTCGCGCTTTCTCGTCTTTCAGCGAGCAGCCGTGAAGGTCATACCAAACCTGCACCAGATCTAAAAGGCGATCATCCAGGGGCCGTCCAGTCTGGTTCAGAGTGTTGAAGTAGTCGGCCTCATACCGCTGCGCCGCAGACTTCGTAGCGAACCCTTTCTTGCGAACCCGACGCCCGGACCGACCATCCTCATAGAAATCAGCGGTCCACGTTTTGCCATCCTTGCGAACCGTCATACAGCCCTACCCCACCGAACGTTGCGCTCTTCAAGAAGGGCTTTGATGTGCTTGTAGAGGTCGTGTTCGGTCATGTCCTTAGCGGCGTAGTGATCGCGGATGACGGCCCAGCAATCCCATTGCGTGAGCGTCTCAAACGCCTTTTTTGCGCCCACCTTTTCCCTTGCCAGCAAGCTGACGAAGTTGCCCAGGAAAAGCTCTACGTTCTTACCGCTAAAGCCTCTGCTGGTCTTGTAATAGCGTTTGTAGTCGGTCTCATCGAGCAGCGAATCGGCTTCAATTTCGACCTTCACGTCATCGCGAATAAGCGACCAGATGGGCATGAAATAACCAGGGCGGGCCAGCAGCTTGAACTGGGCCAAGCCGTACCGCCACAGGCCGTCCAGATGACAGGAAAACGCCTCAAACGACCGCGTATCAATGGTGTTGCCGGTAGCCAGGTCGGTGGAGCCACTGGCGAACTGCTGGATGATGGAATGGTGATACCGCAGCTCGATGCGCCAGACGTCTTGCTCAGGGTTGTAGTTGTTGGGGTCGTCGTGATCGAACGAGTCACGGCGACGCCACACGCTTTCCCAGTAGTCGAGTTTGTCGGTAGCGCGAGCTTGCTCGGTTTTGTTGTAGAGGCAGAGTTGCACGCCGTTGGCCGAGCCAAACATCGAGGTTTCGCCACGTCCGTAGACGCTGGATTTCATGTGCCAGTGCAGCTCATTGATACCCGAGATATCACGATGGGTACGCGCCCGGCAGTGCATGCGGGCCACCAGATCCTGCGGAGGTATCCAGCCCTGTAGATCTAGCGCCAGGTGCACGGCGCATTGGTTGATTTCCAAGTGGGACAGCACAGCGTCAGCGTAGAAGTCGAGCCGCGCTTGCAGGCGCGCAGGCGACAAGTTGTCGATGGCGTGGGGCGAGACTTCGATTTTCAAGTGTGGGCCAATGCTGTCGATTTTGGCGTTGAAGTTCTTCACCAGCAGGATGATGCCCAGGTCCGCATTCTGGAGCTTGTACTGGTAACCCGAGTCCTTCCCTACCCTGCCTGAATGCCAACGCTGACCAGCGAAATCGACGATGGCACCAGGGGTTTCAAAAAGGGCCATGATTTCCGGGCGGATCATGCCTTTGTACAACTGGCGCACGGTATCGACGCCACAACGGAGCAGGCGAACGTCTGCCAGATCCACGAAACCCATCTGCTCTGGGTCGACAAAAAGACGGCTTGCCGAATCGACCAAACCGGTCAGCAAGTTGATACGAGTGAAGTCTTTTATCTTGGCCATTTTTTCCAATTACTCTGGTTTAGTCTGGTCGTTCAGTTCGTTTTGTATGACGTGTTACAGGGACGTCACGCGGCGGCTAGCGGCGCTCTGTACCTAGCCGCTTGCTGCGCCGCCGCGTGCCCTCAATTGAGCAATGTCCGTGGTGCTGGCGTGTACGGAATCCCAACCACACGGGTGCCCACCACTTCGCTTGAAGGGGCGTTTACGGGCGTTTGTGTGGGGGTGTTGACGTTGTTCGCGGGCAGGCCCGGTTGACCCTGCGCGATACGCTGGACCGGCACAGAGCCACGGCACGTAGCCTGGCCTTCCCACTTCTTGTACTTGATCACCACGAAGCACGGGCCGCGATAGCCGAGCTTGTAGCCAATCTCGCTCAGCTCATTTCCGGTCTGCCTGAATACCCGCCCTTGGGCATCCTCGACCTGAAACATCACCTTGCGGCTGAACTCACCATTACGGGTACCTTCGATCACGGCTTCGACGTAGATCTGTCGCCCATCGAATGGGTGCGCTAGGACAGTAGGAAATGCAGCAGCCGGCTGGCCACCCATAGAAACAGGCAGTAGAGAAGCAGCCACATTAGTAGGACTTTGAGCAGGCGCAGGACCAGGCGCAGCAGTTTGCGCAGGGGCGGCAACAGGTGCGTCTTTACTGGCTTTGAGAGTGCCGAAACTAGGCCCACCCATAGATACCAGAAAGACAATAAGGCCGGTAATAAGTACCAGGAGTGCCAGTAACTTAGGCGAGCGTAAAAAGCTCTTCCCGGCCGTGGTGTCTTGGGAGACGCCGGTGGCGGTGGATTGGTAGAGCTTGAAGGTGTCGGGCTTGATTCGCTTGTATTCAATGATGGTGCCTTCAGCGGGGGCACGGTTGAGCTGGGCGTCATGTTGGGCCTCCTTGTAGCGGCCAGAGATGCCGATCACGGCGAGGTTGGAATGCCGGTAGGCCATTTCGCTGGTCATCCGGATATCGTCACGGATGTAGCTGATGTTCGGGGTGGTCAGGACGACGTCCCAGTTCCAGTGCCGGTGGCGAGTCCAGCCGTCGAGCCAATCCATCGGGCGATCCGCAGCGGCGGCCGCTTCACTGCCACCAGGGAAATCGAACTGAGCCAGGTCCTTTTCCCGCCAGGCCTTGGGGAAGACCAGTTGGGTTTCGTCGAAGATGATGAACGCGCCCCGCGGTGCCCATTGGAACCAAGAGCGCATCCTTTCCATGTCAGCCCGAACCTCGAGGTCGAGGTTGATGATGTCGACCGACTCGGGCAGATCCGGCATCACCTGTAAAACTCGCTCCAGGGTGAAGCCGCGAATGTTGGTGATGATCAGCCGGCCGGCTTTCAGCGCTCGGACAGCGTCGTCTTGGATAGCGCCGGAGGTTTTGTAGGAGCCGTTCGGGCCATGGTGAATTTTGATTGCCATGTCAGCGCCCCAGGAACGGCACGAAGCGCAACATGAAGCGCGTAGAGAGTGCCGAGAACAGAATGTTTAACGCCTGCGGGATGCCGAAGAACGACAGCGTACTCAGCACCTCACCCGGAAGGCCGGAGTACATCTGCCGGATCTGCTGACTAACACCGATGCTGTTGACCACATCCTGAGCGGCCTCATAAGCAACCTCCAGGGTGAAAATCTGCACCTGGATGTACGAGTACAGCGCCGCCTTGGTGAGGATCACCATGAAGGCTTTGAGCAGGTCGTAGATACCCGTGGTGAGGAAGTCCCACACGTACTGGAAGAACAGAAAAATTTGGTCGATGGTGCCGCTAATCCATTCCATGACTAGTTCCTCAGGATGATGAAGCCGGCCAGGATCGTGGCGCAGGCGAGCAGGATGTATTTCAGGTAAACCAGTTGGTCTTCGTAGTCGGCCGGGCAGATCTTGATGTTGGCGTTTTGGCCGAGTGCGGAGATGGGGGTGTCGAGGCAAGGCAGGCCGCCGCCACCGGTGCCCATGTTGAGATCGAAGGCACCGGAGAACAGCGCGGAGTACTGGTTAATCAGGCCGTCCAGTTGCTGGCGACCGGCATCGATCTTGGTTTGCCACTCGGCCTCAGCCTCACCGAACCCTTGGGAGGCTTTACCTATGAGCTGCTTGGTAGGGCCGGCGATATCGTCATCGCCTTCTTCTTCCTCACCTTCACCCTCGCCATCACCATTGCCTGACGGGCACTTGGCTCCCTTACAGCTCGAGCTCGAATCACCGGCCGAACCATCGGCATTGGTGTGGCTGTTGTTATTGGTGGTCGTGGTGGTGGTTGTGCAGCTGTTCACGCCGGTGCATTTGGTTTCGGTCGTGGTGATGGTTTGCTTGGTGTCTTTCGAGCCATCGGTGTTGGTGGTGGTCTTGGTTTCAGTGTCTGTTTTGGTCGAGGTGGATTTGGGCGGTTTTACGACGCAGGTCCAGTTGCCTTCAGCACCGGCACCGACCAGCCCCCAATTGCACTCGTCTTCACCATCCTGCTTGGTGGTTTCCTGCTTGGTACAGTTGCTCACTTTCCACGTGCGACCATCCGGGCCGACTTCATCAGCGCCCGGTTTACATTCATTGGAGGCATCGACCTCGGGGTCGGTGTTGTCTTTAGTGCAGTCGAGTTCGAGATTGCACTCGTTGTAGCCCGTAGGGTTTGAGCCGCTGCATTGGTTACCGGTGTAGTTACCGTCGTAGTAGTAACGCCGGTTGCCTTTGGTATCGACAAGGCTGGTATTGACGTACAGCGCAGCGGCGCAGCCATCAATGCACGCTGAGCCAGGCAAAGCGGCGGTGCTGGCGAAGTTGGCGGCATGGCCTGCTTTGGCTTCGCATTTATCCGGTTCAGGGGCTGTACACACACCGGTTAACGGGATGTAAGTGCTGCCAGTTGGGCAACTGTCACCGACTCGAACAGCTGCGTACCCGTTGTAAACACCGACGTTTGTATTGCCGTTGGTCTGCACCACCCTTTCGGTGCAATAGAACCAACCATCGCGCAGATACTGAGGGCCAGCAGGGGTGAACGTAGTGCCGTCACCGTTAGTGGTCGTAGGGTAAGACGCACAAACAGCGGCGGGAGAGTCATAAAAGACGTTAGAGACCGCGTTCAAATACCACTTGTAGTCCTGAGCAAAAGAACCACTGGCATAGACGCTAGAGATAGCAAAAAGAAGAGCGGCGATGTATGTACGCATGCAATAAAAAAGGGGCCTTTTTATCGGCCCCTTTTCCCTCCAGATCAGAAGAACTCGCCGCAGCGGTAACCGGTTATGAAGGCCCCGGCCACAAACGCGCCGAGCCACACTGACCAGAGCATTTCTTACGACTTGCGCAGCATGCCGAACACGACACCAGCGCACGCCAGCACGGCCAATACGATGGCAATGGTGGTGCCGATGCTGCCGGCGTCGGTGCCGCCCTGGCTGATCTGCGCTTTCACTTCGTCCACATCCACCACCGGAATCACGGCAGCCATGGCGTTACCGGCCATGGCGACAGAGACACCGGCAACCAGGGCCAGATGGCTGGCTTTGGCGCGAAAGGTGGAAGCGTTGTTTTGCAGGTTGGTTTTCAGTTGGTTCATTGGTTGTTACCTCATACGTCGAAGGATTGAAGCCATCCACCCACTGGATAGCCCTACAGCGAACACCAGCAGCACCCCGCCAAATCCCACAGCGAAGGCTTCCGGCGAAAATCCACCCGAGATCAAAATGTCTACATAGCCAGCGGCCTCAGGCGGAATCAGGTAGGCCTGTTGCCATCCAAGTTGGGAGCAGCTGATAGACGGAACACCGTCAGTCACGTTGGTGACCCACTCCATGCAAACCTGAACAGCAACGACCATCAGTAGTTACCCACCAGGGGAAGGCCGCCGAACGCTTGCACCTGAGCAATCACCGAGTCGGCAATGGCGAGGCCGTCAGAGAGGCCCCACAGGTAGCCGCCAATGGCCCCAAGCGCAGCGATGAACAGATAGCGATACATGGCAAACCCTCCCGGTTAGCCGTTACGCCTTGGGCGCTTCGGCAGTGGGTTTGCTTGGAGTTTGTTGGGCTGTTTGAGTGGCAGCGCGAGGCTTGACCGACTCAATGTGCAGGGCGAGATTTTTGCCCTTGTTCTGGCCACCACGGGCCACGTCGAAGGTGATGCGCACCAGTTCCAGGGGCGAGAAGTGAGCACCGGCGGCGAAGATCTCATCGGCCACGTTGTCGTCAGCCGCCATGCCGATAATCGACAGGCCGTGCTCGGTTTTGCCGTCCGGCTCATCGCCGTAAAACACTTTGATGTACTTGGTGCCGCCTTCACCGTCGAAGCGCTGAGTGCCGAGAAATGCCACTTCCATAGTCGAACGAGCCATCGTTGTTTCCTCGCTTAGTTGCGCGTTATTGCGCGGTTTTGCCTTTCAGCAGGCCGAGCGATCCCGAGCGGATGAACTTTGAAATTTCAAAGCCGCTGGGGTGAATCGGATTGCTGGGGTTTTGATTACCGGCCTACGTGGCCGCTTGAAGCTTTAAAACCAAGGGCCATGCCCTTGTTATCCCGTTTCGCCACCCGTGCCCGCGTCTGGCGGGCCAGCCCCGGACACGGGTGGCGATTGATGTTTATGCCGGTCGACCAACGGAGCATTCGGTTGGGGGCTAGGCCCCACATAGGTAAAGCGGCTGCTGAACCACCAGCGAATAAGCAGGTAAGCCAGCAACGGCAGGTTGAGCACCACGCCAAGCAATGCCCATTCGTTCATGGCCATCAGCTCAACTCTCCAGGGGTTTTAAGGTTGAGCTGACTCATTACGTGGCGACCCCACTGATGAGCAATTGCCTCAGCGATACCCAGATAGGTACGAGAGCGGTTTTTCCAGCGGTCCGGCCCAGGAGCCATGTGATGAACAACCGGTGAGCGGCCTTCAACAACACAGGTTGGGTTCAGAGTTGGAAGCCCTTCCAGCCAGAAGTGCGTTTCCTTGGTTTCGCCGTGACCGAACATCCAGGGCTGAACGATTTGGTCGGGACGACGGATTTGACTGGAAATAACCGACTTCGGGTTTTCAAGCGCCTTGAAGGGAATCGGTGCCTTCATCAGTTTGCGGACAAACTCCAGAGCACGACCTTGGCGGCCGTCGGCGATTTTTTCCGGAAACCACCTGGCGCCCGAGGTAGCCAGGTCCGTGCACGGTGGGTGGGCAATCAGCAGATCCCAACCCCAGTCGAGTACATCCAGGACGTCTCCCTGGATATGTTCTCCGGGCGATTCAGAGGGCAGCAGATCGCAGCTAACCGCATAGAAACCGATGCTGGTTAAAGCATCACGAACACGACCGGAATACTCGCAGGCAATTAACGCAGTTGGCTGGCGCATCAGTTCAGCTCTCCAGCTCGAACAGGTCGTACCGGGGCACGTAGGGCGTTGGCTTGCCGGTGTCGTACACAACGCTCCAATACTTCGGGGGCCGGAGCGGTGGCGAATGTTTCTCGCAGGTAAAGGCCGGCGTTACTTCCCACTCCGATAGCAAGACTCGCCACACGCCAGCTACCAGGCCCATCTTTAAGGGGCGTGTCGGGTGTGCTGATGCGGGGCGGCAGTGCTCGCATCGTGTGGATAGGGAGGAAACGACGCTCGCCATCGCGACCTTTGACCAGCAGACAGAGCAGCCACAATCCACGGAGTGCGGCAGATGCAGATACTTGTGCATGGGTCATTGCTCACCTCGCAGGACGGCTACAACGTCCTGAGCACAAAGGAATACGAGCAGCTTGGCATTACCATATTCGCCAGCCGCGAGGCCTTCATGCTCAGCGATGCAGCGGTCGTAATAGTCTTGGGCGTGCACCAGTTGCAGCAACGCACTTTGCAACTCTGGGGACAGCAGCTCGACGAAGTTAGTCATCGGCGTAATCCCCTGAGCAGAAGATTGTTTTGCCACGGTCAATGTCGCGGCGAATGCGGTGCAGGTTAATGACGCGACGGCGGCCGATTTTGACGGTAGGGATGGCGTGGGACTCGACCCAACCGCGCACCACGTCTGGGGTTACCTCTTCCAAACCGATCATTTCGGCGAAAACCAGCTGGGAGCAGAAAGGCGAATCACGGAAGTCAGTGACGCGCTGTGCATTTCCCTCTGCGTTGAACCCCACTACTCCAGACTGTTCCATTGAATTGCCCCTATAATCCGACCCAAAGCTTCAGTTTTCGGGAGCTAATAAGAGCCCTCCAGAAAGCGTAACATTTACGCTTGGAGTGAATATTACGCCAATATTCCGCTGGAGTAAATTTTACGCCTATTGATTTTTTGATAAATGGATGCAGTGAGAGATAGAGCTCTTCAATTGATCAAACAGATTGGCCCTAAGCAGCTCAGCGAGCTTGGCGGCAAGAACCACGACAGGTGGAAAAACATCAGCCGAGGTGCAATCCGGATCAGCACAGTAGAAGTGGGGGTGCTCGCTGATGCGTACCCTGAGTACGCCCTATGGCTCATTTCCGGGAGAGTCGAGCCAGAAAACGGCCACCGGAGTCCCGATTACGATGAAGCCAACCGAAAATTGATAGGTCAAAACGCGGGATAGCGATCACTCGAGAAGTAGCTAGGCGCTGGTATGCCCGGAGACCCAAGGAAGGAACATGAAAGCAGATCTGGACGATCATCCAAGATTCAACCACCAGCGAAAGACGGTGAAGGTGCCCTATGTATTGATAGGACTTTCCGCTGTGGTTTTGATGGGCTTTGCTTACCTACATACCATCGGCTGGGGCATAACAGTAGATGTAAGGAAGCTTGCAGGCTCAGTTACGGTGAATGGCAAGCCGCCAGAACCCACAATCATATTGCCCCCTAACATCATTTCCGATGAAACACCTACACGCCAAATAAATAAGCCGAGAAGCAGCTCAGACACTGGTTTTATTACACCATCTGGCATGCTTCCGCTGAGTTACGAACTACAGCACAAACTATTCGAAACCATTTTCATCCATCACGCGAGCTGCGCTCCAAACGAAATGAAGTGGACACAAATGGAGTGTTCGAACTTCAAAGCAAGAGCCATGAAACGCTTTGGAATTGAATGGAGCAAAAGCTCTTATTGGGACGGAAATAAAATAAAAACCAATAAAAATGCAGACCAAAGAGTCAACGCAGAACTCTCTCTATAAGCATATTACAAACAAACTAAGCACCACCATAAAATAAGACGAACAAATAAACGAGGGCACACTGTGAAATTTTTTATAAAAAAAGTATTTCTCAAAAACAGATCGCCCTTTGAAAACCTTGAGATAAATTTTAGCGAAAATGAAATCGCGGTTTTAACAGCAGTTAACGGAAAGGGGAAAACAACAATAATCTCCCACATAGTTGATGCGCTCCATGAGATCAGTAAAAAAACTTATCGAGGAACCTACGCTGGGAAAGAAAGTAAATTCTATCGAGTTTCTAGAGGACTCGATCAGCTTGATAATAAAAACCCCTCAATTTTTTACCTCAGAATGCAACTAGACAACCAAGAAATTGACTACGTTAACATCTTAGGAGCGACCACAGAAAAGCAATACAATGAAATTCCAATAGAAAATAAAATCCCATACAAAGAAATTGAAGAAGAATTAATCACAAATCAACTTGTAAAGCACTCACCCATCACCAAAGAACAAACAGAAAACATATTCAACCGAAATATAGCCACATACTTCCCCTCATACCGATATGAACAACCAAACTACATAAACTCACCGTACGAAGTACGACTTAACTTCAAAAAAGACCCTAGATACACAGGTTCAATGATAAACCCGATAGAAGTTATCAGCGGACTAGACGCGTTCGCGAACTGGGTTATGGACATCGTTCTTGACATGCAATATCAAGACGAAAACATCATGAGACTGAAGGGAAATGCCGACAGAATTGTAACACTAGCACTAGGCGGAAAAATAAAGAGCCCGCTCAGATTTGGTGTAGGCCAGAGAAATCAATATCAGACAAGAGTGCAGATAGTCGACGAGAATACCGACATTACAGTTTACCCGTCCATATTCACTCTATCGGCGGGAGAAGCGGCTACAGTTAGTATGTTCGGCGAAATACTACGGCAAGCAGACAACGTTCAAAACAACGTCTCGATGGACAAAGCCACAGGTGTTGTTTTGATCGATGAAATTGACAAGCACCTACACATAAAAATCCAGAAAGAAGTGCTGCCACTTCTTTTGGAAATCTTTCCAAATATCCAGTTCATCCTAAGTTCACACTCACCATTTCTAAGCTTAGGATTGGCGCATACTCAAAAAGCCAGATCAAAGATCATAGATCTTGATAATTTCGGCATTACTCAAGATCCGACCTCCAATGATCTATACACGGAGGTCTACGAGATGATGGTATCCGAAAACGAACGCTTTCGTGATCATTTTATAAATCTAAAAGAAACTATCGCGAAGGGAAAAAAACCCTTAATTATTACAGAGGGAAAAACAGACGTTCTCCACCTACAAAAAGCTCAAGAGTGCCTTGGCATAGAAATCGATATTGAATATTTTGATGCGCCAGGAGATTGGGGAGATAGCAAACTTAAAGCACTGATTGAGCAACTTGCGAAAATACCTCAAGAACGACTAATAATCGGCATATTTGATAGAGATGTAAAAGCAATAGTAGATCAGATCGAAGAAAACGGGGCGGATTTCAAAAACTACGGAAACAACGTATTTGGGATATGTTTGCCTATCCCCGAAGGCAGAGAGCAGTTTACAAATATTTCTATTGAGTTTTATTACAGCGACGACGAAATTAAGAAAATAAAAGATGGAAAAAGACTCCACTTCGACAACGAGGTATGCCTTGTAATGGCAGGAGATAAAACTGGAGGACAAAAGCCAATACTGCTAAACGCCCCCGACCCATTAAAAGAGAATAGTAAAAAAATCTTCGATAAAGACATTGAACTATTGCCAGGGGCCCACTCGAAATCAAGATTTGCAAGACTAATCAAGGACGACATTGAGTTTTCTAATGGCCTTAAATTTGACAAATTTAAATCCATATTCGAAAGACTAGAGAAAATTATAAAAATCCAAAAATAGTTAGACTCCAAAATATAGTGGTGACTACATCGACAGTTTTTTATGGAAAGGTCTGTGACAGCAAGGGTTTGTGAGCCTTGAAAGCCACGTTTTATGGGGCTATATGGCTCGATAAGCTGCTACGTCGAGGATTCATAATGCTGGGGTCCGGGGTTCAAGTCCCTGTGTAGCCACCAAACAAAACAAAGGCTTACCTTCGGGTAGGCCTTTGTTGTTTCTGGGACTGTCTCAGCACTGTCCCAATCGGGTCCCAGCGGGTCCAGCCTCCTTCAAACCTATTCCGCAAAGCCATGGACTGAGCGCAAAACAAATGCTCTAGTTTCCGCTGACTAGCAGGAGGCTATATGGACGATTGGCAGGCAATGGCTGAGTACGACGTAGGGATCGAGAAACAACTCGATGCGATGGGAGAAACCCAGTACGCACGCGAAGCATACGAATTTGCTCTCGAAGTGATCGAGCACGCTCCGAATTACTATGAAGGCCTCCCGACGCCTCCCCCGTTTCACCGCGTCCACTTCCATCTGACAGCAGAAGATTACGCCTGCTGCTACCTACTTCACGCCAAGGAAGTGTTCGAACAACCGCTCGAAATGCTCACCACTTGGGGATTAAGAACCTCAAATGACATTGGCAATGTGGTCTACGAGCTGGTGGCAGCGGGGCTGATCATCAAACGAGACGGTGATAGTCATGAGCAGTTCCACGGACTGTTCGATATCGCCCAGGAATTAGGAGCTGGCTAGCTCTGAAACTGATTCCACGCAATCTAGATCACGTTTCAACAATACCAATGGCGAGTAAGTCAGAGCAGTAGCAAAGTGATCAGGCGCCATTTGCGAGTAGCTAGTCGCTAGTCGCTAGTCGCTAGTCGCTAGCGCCATTCTCAAGCGTCTATCAATTAGATATCCGCCCACGCCTCCGACAAAAATCGGCACTAACGCATAGATCGGGATAAACACGATCCCCACCGCCGCCTGCGCATCCCCAGCCAGATCAAGCGAGTAATGCGCCCAGGCCAGGTAACTGAAGCCAAACAGCGCCGGCACCAACAACGGCACCGGCCGACGATACAAAAGGCTGATGGCCAGAATACTGCCCCAGGCGATGGCGTTGAATGCCTGCAGAAACAGCCAGCCACGGACATCAGCGTTGGTGTATTGAGCCAGCCAAGCCATTCCGCCAGGCAGCCGCGCCAGGTAGGGCAGCAGTATCGCGAGGAGGACAATGGCAATTCGTGCTTTGAACATGCTCGTCTCCTGCTTGCTGCTTGGCGGGGTCAGGCCCAGGGCTGTTATCTACCAGTAACCGTAGTCGGCGGGCAGGAAGGTGAGGGCCAGCCAAACAATGAGCGGTACGTAGTGCACCTGCAATTTTTGCGAGCGTACAAAAAGATAGCCTGGAACAAAAAAGCTCCACCAGATCGACGGGGCTTTGTATCCGGCGAGGCGAATTTTTCTGATCTCCATGGCGCAGAGAAATATGCTCAGCAGCCACAGCACCACGAAAACGGTGCGCTCGTAACCGTAGGGGGTAACCATCCAGAATAGCGGCGAGCCGGCGAGAAACCCCACCCACAAGTCCGAGATATTTTCCTTGCGCAGCGGCGGCGGCGTTGCAGCAAGTTCACCTTGCAGGTCCGAGGTTTCAAGCGCAATCCAGCCATCCAGACCTGGCCGCCACACCAGGGTGTTATGGCCGATCTTTTTATCCTGCAACAACGCCTTGATCGTCTCTTCGCTAATCGGCCCTACACGCGAACCGTTGTCTTCGTAAAACCACTGCGCCTGGCTCACCCGTGAGCACTCCTTGCCTGTTCAGTGGGCGAATAGTGGCAGAAATGGATTTGCTCGCGAAGCGCTTGGCTGAAGTGAGGCATGGGTTTTACTAAGTCTTAGGTGACGACAGCAATCCGGCTGGGCAGAATCGGCTGCTTCCCGCCAACGACGAAGACTCGGGATAGACGAATTCGCCACTCAGCGCGCAAAAAGGATTTCGCCGTGCTCCTCCGCTCTGTTCATTTAGCTCTTCTGCTTTCTACTCTTTGCCTCAGCCAAGCCGCGCTCGCTGCCAACACTCCCTGCTCTGGCGCCAAAGGCGGTATCGCCGGCTGCGATGGCGAGTTGTTTGTGTGTCGGGACGGCTCCATCAGCGGGTCGAAGAAGAACTGCGCGGCGATCTATGGCGGCAGTCAGGCGCCGTTGAAGGCCATTGATCGCAGCGGCGGTGGCGACTGCCCATGCGGCGGCACGCTATGTGTTGGGCCGCGGGGTGGGGAGTTCTGTATGACGCCGTCCGGCAACAAGAGCTATCGGCGCAAGTAGACGTTCGGCTATTGGAGGCCGAACCGTAGAATGGCCAGCAACACCCGCGCCTCGATAGGCCGATCGAAATTTTGAAAGCGCCGAGAAGCGCAGAGGACACGATATGAGAGACGACTTCGACGACATCCGCGCAGAACGCGACCGCCCTATCCGCTCCAACAGCGGTGGCGCCAGTCAATACGCCGGCCTGTGGAAGCAGATCGCCCTGGGCATTGTGGTGGGGTATGTGGTGCTGGGGGTGTTGAGCGTGATTGGCTGGGCGGTCACGTCCCATCTGCTGTTGAGCGGGCTGAAACTTGGGACGCCTTAACAGCGCCCTTAAACGTCACCCTGATTGCTCACCTTCTCCCACTTCGCTGGCGGCGCCGCGCTGCCACACAACGCCAACCGCAGTGCCACCTGATAAGTAAGTGTTCAGCTCGAAAAAGCATCGCGGCTAAAGCCGCTCCCACAGGTTTCGTGCGCGCTTTGTGGGAGGGGCTTTAGCCGCGATGCTGTTCAGGGCCTACGCCCGCCATCGCTGTCGATAAACCGCACAATCTCTTCCAACGCCGGCGCCTTGTAGCACAGCGGCCGGGACAAGGCTGCCACCAGGGTGATGTGGCTGACGTTGTCGTAGTAATGCTCGCTCACCGGCACACCCACTTCCCGCAGGCGCTTGGCCAGGCCGCCGGTGTTGCGTTGCGGGTTGACTAGGTCGTCTTCGGCGGCGGCCATCAGCAATGCCGGCGGTGCGCTGGCGCTGATGTGGTTGATCGGTTGTGAGTCCGGCGGGCTGTTGGGGAAGAAGAACACCGGTCGCACGTCGGGGTTTTTGACGGGTAGGAAATCATAGGGGCCGGCCAGGCCGATCCAGCCGCGAATAGCACTGGCGTTGAGGTTCACGTCGGCCAGCAGGCGCGGGTCGAGGGCGAGCATCGCGGCGTTATAGCCGCCGGCGCTGTGGCCCATGAGGAACAGGTGCTCGGGGTCGCCGCCATAACTGCTGATGTGCTCGTGTACCCAGGCGAAGGCGTGGGCGCCGTCTTTGAGGAAGTCGGGGTAACGCACCTGTGGATAAAGTCGGTAGTCGGCGATCACGGTGACGTAGCCGTGGCTGGCCAATGCCTCGCCGACAAAGCGGTAGTCGTTGCGCTCGCCGCTGTTCCAACTGCCGCCATAGAAGAACAGCACCACAGGCGTAGGGCCGGCTTTTTTGACGGTGGGGGCGTAGATATCGAGCTGTTGCCGGGGGTCGTTGCCGTAGGCGATGGCGCTGGTTTTTGTATAGCTGTCGGTGGGGGTTACTGCATTGAGCAGGCCGACCGGGGAGCAGGCGCTAAGCAGCGCGCTGATGGCGAGAAAAAGTGGGGTGAGCAGTCGACGCATGAAGGTCCTCGCTTACCTGATTAACCTTCTTTTACCCTCTGCCCTAGCCCCTCTCCCGCACGCGGGAGAGGGGAACCTGAGCCTGCTTCGGGTTACGAGGACAGGTACGACGAACGCGTCAGACCAAGGCGCAGTGCATCGAGGAACTGGGTACGTTCCCGCGGGCTGATCTTGGCGCTGGCGACTTTGTCGCGGTAGTGGGTCATCAACTCCTCCGGCGACAGGTGTACGTAGCGCAGCATGTCTTCGATGGTGTCGTGGGTTTCGATGCCGGCGTGGTAGGCGCTGCCATCCGGGTTCTGGTAGATGTTCACGGAATCGGTGTCGCCGAACAGGTTGTGCATGTCGCCGAGAATTTCCTGGTAAGCGCCGACCAGGAAGATGCCCAGCAAGTAGTCTTCGCCTTCACGCACTTCGTGCACCGGCAGGCTGGTTTCGATGCTTTGCTCGTCGACGTATTGCTTGATCTTGCCGTCGGAGTCGCAGGTCAGATCCTGCAGCACGGCGCGGCGCAGCGGTTCTTCGCCGAGACGATGCAGCGGCAGAATCGGCAACACCTGGCCGATGGCCCAGGTGTCCGGCAGGCTCTGGAACACCGAGAAGTTGCAGATGTATTTGTCGGCGAGTTTGTCGTTGAGTTCGTCCAGCACTTGGCGGTGAGAGCGCTGGCGAGCTTTCAGCGAGTTGTGCAGGCGGCGGCAGACGGCGAAGTAGCACTGCTCGGCCAGCGCTTTCTGGGTCAGGGTGATTTTGCCGTCGGCGTATTGGCTGGCCACGTCGCTCATGTAGTGGGTGGCGCGCCAGTAGGTTTCGGTGACCATTTCCAGGTCGGTCGGGCCGAGCAGGTCGACCAGCCATTGCACGGTCTCGGGCAAGGTTTCCTTGTCATCGATGGTCGGCACGTCGTCGTTATGTTTTTCCACATCGGTCACTTGCACCACCAGCATCGCGTGGTGAGCAGTGAGGGAGCGGCCGCTTTCCGAGAAGATGTGCGGGTGCGGCAGTTCCTGGGCGTCGCAGAACTCTTTAAGCATGCCGACCACTACGCCGGCGTAGTCGTCCATGTCGTAGTTGATCGAGCTGGCGTTGCGCGAGTGGGTGCCGTCGTAGTCCACACCCAGGCCGCCGCCGACGTCGATATGGTCGACCGGCAGGCC